ATATAAGGGTTTCAGAGCAATCATTTTTTTCGCCCATAAAAAAGCGGGAGAGTAGGGGTAATGCTCTCAGGCTTATCATCTATCCATACGTCTATAGGGAGTCTCATTTTTAAAGTAGTTTGTTTCTTATATCTAGTCTCTACAAATATAATTGGTATCTCCCTAAGGATATTTTTTCTTATTTCTTTCCCTAATTGTTTACGTCTCTTGGTTATACAGAAAACCTTATGACCATTCTTTATCATAGATTGACATACTGACGACCACATTTTTTTGTCCCTGCTGTATGTGTCGTCATAATCAATAGCTATGTTCATGGTTTTGCTATGGCCTTATTTATCTTCTCTCTTAACTTCTTAGGGAACTTGCTCTTAATAACATTCTCCCCGATCTTATAAAAAGGAAATATGCTGTCGTAGTTAATTACCTTCTTAAATACAGCTAATAACATCGGTTGTTTTCTTTTTGTTCCTTTTGAATAAACACCATATCCAGTTTTGGTTTTTCTTATATTTCTACCCGCCGAAGTTAAATTTCTTCTAAATTTTAAATTACCCTGTGGATTCAAGGCTACGTTCTGAGTAGGTACGGCATAGTCACTTTTTTTACCAGTTTCAAAAGCTGTATAAGTTCCACCTTTTATTTGTGGAGCCAAATACTTTTCTCTCTTCTTTTCAATAAAGACAACACCTTCCATTTTTTTTAATGTTGCTTGTTTTACTTGAAAACTATTAACAGTAAAGGCAGTTGGGTTATTAAATATATGTTCTGCCTGTTTCTTGTATACCTTTCTTAACCCAAAAGCCGTTGCGTTTATGGCATCTTTCGTTGCTCTTGGTAAATATCTTTTTTGTTTTCTTTTTAAACCCTTAGATATTTCTTTGATATTTGTTTTTACACTTACGTTTAACATTTTCTTTATATATTTCTCCAGGGCGATTTGTTTTTAAAAGATAGATTATATTCACTGGCCCAACGCCATACTGTCGTCTTAGACGTACCTAATTTGAGAGCCACATCGTGTAAGGTCTTACCATCACGGATAGCTTCCTCAATGATCGTCTTTACTTCGTCATTACATTTTCTATCAGTCATATTTTATATGTGTAATTATTATACAAATTTTTTTACTAAAGATTCTTATAATGTTTAATTAATCTTTTCAAATAAAACTCGGCCTTCTCTAAATCTACTATGTTGGCTCCCTTATCTTTGTGTCGATAAAGATAACGCCAGATGTGTGCTTCATAAGCAGAAGCAGGATCTTTAACCTGTTGCTCAATAATATCTAAGCACTCAATCTTATTGGTGTAATGGGGTGGTTTATTAACCATATCTTTCATTCTTATCTCCTATACTGAAAAACTCGACACTGGCCCCATGTTATCAATCTCTTCTTGTGGGGTGGGTTCAATGACTTCACTACCAGGGAACTCTTTCTTTATGTTTAAAATGAATATCCAATTATCCCTGGGTATTAATCTGAATATCTCAACCAACGATACCACTACTGGCTCTGGCTTTTCGTTTCTGCTCATGGCTACTGCTTTAGCGAAATAAGCATCATCACAAACAATTAAGAACTTAGTGTCATTTCTTTTGTAGTAGTAACTCCATATATACCCATCTAATTCTATATGCCCTCGATCTTTAGCATTCTTCTCGCATGTGTCCAGACCACGCAACATACCTTCTGCGTTCTGAATAATGACAGGGTAATTAACACTGGCTCTACACTCATTAAACTTATTCTCCATGATCTCTAACCGATTCTTTAAATCCACATCTATTAAGTTAGGGAAGCGATATTCTCCCCAATTCATATTGATCTCGGCCTTACGTTTAACCACATCAGCACATAGTTGATTGGCTCGCTCTTTATGAGGGTTCTTAGGTGGGGTGTATTTCTTAGGTCTGACCATCACTAAGCTGTTTTTTATTTCCTTATTGTGTTTCTGCTATTTTTGTTATTGTGTTTTTTTCAAAACAATTTTCATAAGATAAATTTTCTTTTTTTGCATTAAAATCATCAACACACATAGTTCGTGAAAATGGTTTATTAGTTTCATTTTTAAAAAAAATAATTCTTCTTGTAGGCAACCAAACTAAACAATACACATCTATATTTTTGTAACCTGTGTATTTCCCTGCTATTTCTCTTCTTAAAAAAAATTCAACACTTTTTGTCTTTTTGTCTTTTATAGTTATATATCTATGATCTTTCATTCCTGTCCCTACATATTTCCTGTAAGCTCTTTGAGTTGATTTAGTTTTTACTTGCAGTTTGTAGACCTTGTTTTTTGCATTTTGTACAACTAAATCTATTTCGTTGTTTGGGGTTGTGCTTGCTAATACAAAAAACCCTTTTGATCTTAAATATGCTGACACTAAATCTTCTCCAAAAACTCCAACCGTAACTTTGTCTATTACTTTTTTTTTGTCATTTTCTTTTTTTATATTTATTTTGTTTTGTGTTTTTGAAAAAAAATCTGTTTGTTCCATATCACCCTAGTAATGGAGTTATTGGCCCCACGTTCTTTACATCTTCTTCTGTTTTCATTCTTTAATTCTCACTAAGCTGTTCCTTCATGGCTTTATTCGCTAAGAAATCCCTGGTCGTAATGATTTCATCATCACTAACAGTTCTGTAGTCCACTAAAGGTTTACCCATAATAGTAGCCTGGTAATGCAATTCGGGTTTGTATGAGCCTTGTCTAGCCAATATCTCAATATCTAACCAAAGCAACGCTCTCGCCCATGACTGATCCGTCAGTTCTAAACCTTTCTCACTATTCTTGCTCATAATTCTAACTTTTGCATAAACTACAAATATGGGTTTGCTAACGCTAAAACGCTAAAACCCTTTAGGGTTTTTTAGCGTTTAAGCGGTAAACGCTAAAACCGAACCCACTTTTTTTAGCGTTTTAGCGTCCTTTTTTAGCGTTTCATACTTAAAACACCTCTCTATCCTTCGGAACGTATTGCTCTCTGCCAACCTCTTCGATCAATTCGTGATCCTCTATTAATGATTTTTTTGCACTAGCTAGACCACCACTCGACATATCATTAAGAGCTTCTTTGAGTTCTTTTTGTGTAACAAACACCTCAAACACATCTTCTTTACTGGCTCTGGCTTCTCTAACCTTACTGCCGTAGATATTCTTTAATGTGTCTAATATTATCTGTTGGTTCTTACCCAATTCTCGTTTTGTTTTAGGCTTACTCCATGTCCCCGAAACCAACGCTCCTGACGTAGTGGGTTGGCCTTCTTCGTCTAATAAATGATGAAACTCTGTCTCTTGGAAGTTAAATCGCATGGGTGGTAAAGGACGACCATCTTTAACTAAAGTCTGTTCAAAGTTTAAAGACCATTCTTGTTCTTCATTATCATCTACTTTTTCAACCTTATACTCCCAATCTAAAGCGGCAGGTAAGACACTCGATCCACGTCCCCTGGTTAAATGACCATGACCCGTATGATGCACTAAAATTACAGCACATCTAAATTCTTCTCTAATATAACGATCTATTTGGGCGACAAATCGGTTCATATCTTCGGTACTGTTCTCATTACCTGGGCCAAAGTTCCTGGCTAACGTATCAACCACCACTAACTTAGGTGGTTCTCCATAAGTATCGACCAGAGTTAAGGCTTCATTACGCATCATTTCTGCGTCTAATTCGTCTAATATCTGTACTCCTCGCTCTGAATAATGCAGTTTAGAATCTTTTAATATTGAACCAGGATCAGTAATTGGGTTAGGGTCGTTTACTTTTTCCCAGGCTAATAATCTCCGGCTTAAACCTCTATGGCCTTCTCCTGCTAAATACAAAACCAATCCTTCGTTTGTTTTATTCTTATGCCAATCTCTTCCAGTAGCCACACAACAGGCCATATCGACTGTTATAAAGGACTTACCACTCTTGGCAGGGCCAAATACACCTATTAAAGAATCTTCCTCGCAGACCCCTTTTATGACCCATTTAGGCACTGTTGCTTGCTCTATCGCTTCGCTTGCATGGAAGAACTTAAAGGCTCTGACATCAATGGGTTTTTCATAGGTAACTAAGGGTATTCCCAAATCACTTCGAGCATTATTAAAAGCTTTTTTCCAATCTCCGTTAGCATTTAATATACGTTCTACATCAAACGCATCGTGAGAATGTCCATCGCCCAATAAGTCTCCTGCATGATGGGAATAAATACTGCCATCTTCCAGGACAATAACCCCTGGTGTTTTAGTTTGACTGTGAGGAGATAAAAAACGATTCTCGCCTTTCTTTTCGTAACCATGCTTAACCAATATCTGTTCAACACTATAAGTAGAATTGAATCGTTCAATAATATCTATTGAATCCACATTAGGCTCTAGCTGTCGCTTGACTGTCTCTGGTTTAAAGTAACCCAGGCAATTCAACATTCCCTGTTCTTCAACATCAAAGTTCTGCCAAAGTTCCACCAATCTTTCGGGTAATTCGGGTATATCAGCGAATTGAGAGGGTAGGGGATTGATCCATTCGTATCTGTGGCCCTGCGTATGAACGCTAGGTGGCAGAACGTCCATTACTCCCGTTCCCGTTGTACTCCCTCGCAACTCAAAGACTGTAACAATATCGGCATCGTTCTTATAAGTAAGCTTCTTGATCCCGACATGCTCAATATTAGGCATTTTAAAAAGGAACTTAATCCCATCTCGTTTACCCCGATAACAGGGATAAACCTTCTTCATTTCTATTGGGTCTAATCCCAAATAGCTTTTAAATACCTTTACTGCATCATCCCGACTGTCAATGTCTATTGAGCAGGTACTAGATAAATTGTGAATTAAACCGATATTTTGATGTTCGGTTAATTTATCAACATCAATTCCTTTAGTGTGCCAACTTGCAGTAGTCGGGCCTTTAGTCCCTTCCTTCATAGCGACTAAGTGAAACCCTATTGCAGAGTAACTCTTAGCCGCTTCAATGATTCCATTCATAGGGGAAACTAAAATGGAATTTCTTCTTCGCTTTGTTTAGCTTCTATCTTTAATTCAGAACTTGTATCTTCTCCATTAGTTAATTGAGAAGAGGTAAATTCTTCGGGTCTATCCACCCATTTAAGTATCTTAAATTCTGGAATGCGAGAGTTCCAGGTAGTCTTACTCGACCCCGTGTATTCAAGTACGGGTAACTTGCCTGGGTTGTCGTCTTTAATAGCCCACACATCGGCAAAGATGTCATTTAAGCCGTTCATCGGTCCTTTCGCCGTAGTTTGCCAGGTAAAAGGTTCTTCGCCCTTAACAAACAATTCAATGCTTAGTCCTCTTGACCATTCATCTTTTTCTTCGGGTGTACCGCCTGGGTTGGGATCGGGTAAACCTAACTTTTTATCCCATATCCAACTCGGAGCAATACCTGGGCCTAATTTGCCCCAACCTGCTTTCATACTGTTGTGATCTAAAACAAAGTGCTTTAAATCAATTTCGCCTTCGGGATAATCCCACCTATCGGCTTGAGGTTTGTAAGTTATCCAGTTGTTACCTGAACCGCCTACGTTTATTCCTAGATCAATCATCATTTTCTCCTTTATTATCTAGTGGTTAAAAAATCTTTTTTTAAAGTTATAGTCTTGTAGTTATTAGCTTTTCTCTTTTCTTTTGCTTGAATGTATTTACGCAATACCCATTCGGGTTCTAACAAACCCAACGCACAAGCCAACACGAAAGTTTTATTATTTAAGTTAAGCCATCGCTTGGCCTTTTGTGTTTCATTAACATTATTAGCATGTATGCCTAAAGCATCCTTTAAGGCTAAAGTTATTACGGCTATCCACAATCTTTGTTCGGCGATCATTTTTTCTTTTTCTTGTCGAACCATTTATCAATGTTTTTCTTAGCAATATAAATAAGGGCAATTAAAACCAACAGGATCGAAGCATCCGCATACCAGGGCAGATCAGTATTTAATCTAACCCCGCCTATTTCTAAACTCTCTTCGGGTGGGTCTTGAATCATAGTCTGTTCTACTGTGACTACAGTTCCTTCTTCTTCGTTTTCTTCAATAGTGATGGTTTTACTTTGTGGCATCTTTAATTCTTTTTAACCTTATCCCTGGCCCCTATATTTCTTGCGGTTCGGTTTACGTTTATTTCTGCCACCACCGAAAGACCGAGGGCCACTCCCGATACTGGTCTTTTTGTTTTTTCTTTTTCGTCTTGCTCTTTCGTCATATACAAAAATCTTATGCCGTTTAACCCGAACCATTTAATTTCCTGATTTTTTGTTTTAAATCGAACCCTTTGTCCCAATTTCGCCAATTAATCATTGTTCTCTTGTGTTTGGAAATAGAATCCCAGGTATCAATCTGGGCTCTGGTTCGGCCACAACCAGAGCAATATGAATCGCCAGGGATAGCCAAATTACTACAACGACCAGTGCAAGGATTGTCGGCCAATGACTCACTGTAGTTAGCCATGACTCCTATTCCTTCTTCTAAAGCGATCTATGAGCGTTTGTTTGGGTAAATTCTTAAAGATTTTCCATTGTTTGTTTGTTTTACAGTCCAAATAATCTGTATCGCCATTCAGATACTTTCTTTCAATCACTCCATTATTTAAGTGTAGATATTTAACACTCTTGGCCCATTCTTCCGCTTCCAGTTCTAATCTGGCCCTATCTACTAAGTCGGTATATTCAGTCATATTTCTTTCCCCGTTAAAATTGGTAAAAAATTCTCTAAAGGAATTAACGCTGTGATGCGATTGTCGTTTTGAAAACAACCCTTGTATGCGTAATAAGGTATGCAAACCTTAGTGCGTTTAAAATGAGTCAATATAAGGGCAGGGGTGGTATCTTTAGCAATATCACAAACTTTAGACCAGGGCGAACTTGACCTGGCTATATAAGATGGGTCGTCACTGACCGCTATTGTCCAGGTGGGTAATTTCTCCATTCTCGCTGTCTCTTTCTAAATTATCTAAAGCGTTACGCAATAAGTTACAAACAATGACCTTTATGTCTTGTTGTCTAAAGTGTGCCAGAGCCTTTAATTCGGTGTGTAAAGCAGGATCAACGTATAACTGTCTGCTTTTGGG